GCCTTCTGCCTCGGCACCTGATAGGCCGCACCATCCAGTCACCCTGCCCCTGAGCAATGCTCGTTCAGATCCTTAGGCAGGTGATGATCTCAGGGGAGCCCGCACTCGTGGGCTCCATCCTGGATCTGCCTCCCACCTCCGCCAACCTTCTCATCAGCTCCGGCAAAGCCGCTATCGCTCCTGCGGAAGTAGCTCCCGAACCTGAGCCCGAAGCCGAGCCTCAACCTGCCCCCAAGGCAGCCAAGCCTCGCGCCAAGTCCACCGCTCAACCCTCCGAGGACTGATCCATGTCCATCCTGTCCACCGGCCTGGAGAAGCTGCAGCACTTCGCTCTGGCTCCCACCGCCGTCCGTACCACCAACCTCAGCGGCACCGCCGTTGACCTCAACGACTACGAAGGTGACGTCGTCGTCATCCTCGACGTCGCTGCCAGCGGCACCTCAACCCTCGACGTCAAGATCCAAAGCTCCGACACCTCCGGCGGCAGCTACGGCGACGTCACCACCGCCTTCTACCGCGACGGCGCCGAAGTGGCCTCCGCTGCTGTGGCTTTCGCCCAGGTGAGCACCTCTGCTTCCAAGCAGTACCTCGTGTTCCCCAAAGGCGCTGCCAAGCGCTACATCAAGGCTGTGAGCACCACCAGCTCCTCCTCCCACACCTACTCCATCAACGCCGTTGGCGCCAAGAAGTACGTCTGAGCTAAGTGGCTAGCTAACCGGGTCTTGAGGATCTCACACCTCAAGGCCCTTTTTTATTGGCCTAGGCTAAGGCCACATAAGCGGTACGCCACACAGGACCATGGCACTTAGCGAGGACCTAAGCATCTTCTTCACCGACTTCTCCGTTCCTGTTGTGTTTGGCGCGGTGAGTGGTGTGGGCATCCTCGACATGCCAACCGAAATCGTTGCTGATGGCGTCGTTCTAACGACCGACTACAAGCTCACCTGCCTAGCTAGTAGCTTCAGCTCCGCCAAATATGGCGACTCCATCACAGTGGATGGTACGGCCTACACCGTACGCGAGGCCCTACTTATTGACGATGGAAAGTTCTGTACCATAATGCTTACACGCACCTAAGCCGTAGGTCTATGGATGCTCAAACCCGCCTCAACTGGCAAAAGGTGCGTGACGCCCTCGAGGCCGCTGGTAAGACTGAGTGCTACATCTACAGACGTGCCGTAGCCATCACGAGTGGGATGCAAGATCCAGGCCCATTCGGCCCTCTACATCAAGCGCCCTAGACTTAGCTCAGCACAACTGCAGAGCTCAATGTCATGGCGATCTACGGGCTAAGCACGGACATGACGCGCAATATCTATACCTTTGCCACGCTAACGGCACCCAGCACATCCGAAACTGCTGAGGTGCGTGGCTCTAATCTCACATTCATCTGCACTGTTACTGGCGGTGACATCACCTGGGAGATCCAAGGCTCTCTGGACGGCACCACTTGGGCGTCTCTTGACACAGCCAAAACAAAAGCCGCTGGTACGCACGGCGACTTCTACACCGGATTCGTCATCCGCTACGTCCGCGTTGTTACAACGGTTCAAGCGAATGGACGCACACTCAGCATCACCATGGGAGCTGCCTGATGACCACGAAACGCGAATCGATCCTGGCTGCGATCGCATCAACCCTTGCTGGAACGACGGGCGTAAGCACACGCATCTACCGCAACCGCGTAGAGCCGCTAAGCCGGGCTGAGTCCCCTGCGATCGTCATCGAGCCGGTCACAGACCAGTGTCAGCAAAACACAAGCCTCCCCACCCTCGACTGGACGCTAAGAGTTCGCATCGTCGTAATTAGTCGCAGCACCATTGCCGATCAAGCAGCCGATCCAACCATTGAATCGCTGCACTCCAAGCTCATGGCGGACCTTACCCTCGGCGGCTTGGCTATTGATGTGCAGCCTGCACAAGTATCGTTTGATTTCGTGGAGGCAGATACTCCTGCCGGCGTCATCGCTTGCGAATACGACGTCAGGTATCGCACTTCCGTAAGTTCACTCGCCTCTTGATCGCATGGCTAAGGCAAGCTCATCCGAAGTCACCACACCCGATGTGGATGACACTGAACTTCTTCAAGTAGAAGAACAGCAATCCTCACAACCCACTCCCCTTAGTGTGGTTGATGAGTACGCAGGGCAGGGAGGAACCTACCTTCTTGACCCTGAAACAGGCATCCGCACGCTGGTCGAGCGGACCCTTCCCGCTTCCCTCTGAGAGGTAATCTCCAATGGCTTTGCTCACCAGAAAGCGTCTCATCCTGATCAAAAAGGAGAGCACCTACGGCACTGATGTCAGCCCCGCCGGCACCGATGCCGTGCTGGTGCGTGACCTCAGCGTCACCCCGCTCCAAAGCGATGTGGTCAGCCGTGACCTCGTTCGTGGCTACCTCGGTGCTTCCGAGCAACTGCTCGCCAACAGCCGGGTGGAATGCCAGTTCACCGTTGAACTCGCTGGCTCTGGCACCGCTGGCACCGCTCCCCGTTACGGCGCAGCTCTCCAAGCCTGCGGCACGGCTGAGACGATCGTCAGCTCCACCTCTGTCACCTACGCCCCCGTAAGCTCTAGCTTCTCGAGCGTCACCATCTACTACAACTTGGATGGTGTTCTGCACAAGGTCACGGGTGCCCGTGGAACGTTCACCCTCAACGCTGAGGTTGGCCGGATCCCCACGATCCAGTTCACCATGACTGGTATCTACAACGCCCCGACGGACACTGCAGCCCCCGCTGTCACCTACTCCAATCAGGCAACCCCGCTCATCTTCAAGCAGGGCAACACCAGCTCGTTCCAGTTCTTCTCCTACGCCGGCTGCCTGCAGTCGGTCAGCTTCGACATCGCTAACACCACGGTGTACCGCGAGCTCGTCGGCTGCACCAAGGAGGCCCTGATCACGCAACGCGCCAGCAATGGCACAGTGATGATCGAGGCACCCACCATCGCCACAAAGGACTACTTCTCAGCAGCCCTGGCCGATGGTACGACTGGCAACCTGACGTTCCTCCACGGAACCAGTGGTGGTAACCGCGTCACCCTCACCGTGGCACGGGCTGACATCGGTGATCCCACCTACGGCGACCAGGATGGCATTGCCATGCTGAACATGCCGTACACGGCGATCCCCAGCAGCAGCGGCAACGACGAGGTTAGCCTCGCCTTCACCTAAGCCACACCACTTAGCCATCGAAGCTAAGTACCAAGCTGTTGGGTCTTTGCACTACATGCAGGGACCTAACAGCTTTTCTCTTAGGCCTATACTGATTACGAACCATCTACACACCCATGGCATTTGTCCGTAAGAAGGTCAAAACCTTCAAGTGGCCTGTAAGCATTGAGGAGCCTGCCGATGGCGGCGTGTTTGAGACCAGCACCTTCGACGCAACCTTCAAGCGCCTGGGGCGTGCCGAGTTTGCCAAGCTCAGCAACAAGGGCGACTACGACCTGATTAAGGCTGTTCTCATCGGCTGGGACGGCATTGACGACGAAGAAGGTAAAGCCATCCCCTTCTCCGTCGAAGTCCTCAAGGAGTTTGCCGACGACTCCTACTGGGTCCGGGGGGTGCTCACCGCTTACACGAAAACGTTTGAGGGAGCCCGTGAGGGAAACTAAGGGACGCCGCCGTTCACTGGGCTTCGGGCGGTAAGCAGGAAGAGGACAAGGTTGACGAGGACGCTGCCGCCTTTGGCATCGTCCTCCCTAAGCCTGCGGCACCTAAACGGGAAGACGACAAGAACTTTGTTGTCTGGGAAGAGAACTGGGATACAGTCATGATGTTTCTGCGGATGCAGACCCAGTGGACCGTATCCATGGCAGGGTACGTCGGCCTACGGTACGACGTGCTACTTCATAGCGGCGGTCTGTTTGATCTATACTGCGTGGAGGATCGCCGCGCAATGATGGAGGGCCTACAGATCATGGAATCGGCGGCCCTAGGTCATTTCGCTAAGTCGAGGGAGGATAAGTAAGTGGCGAAGCAGGTAAGTAATGTATTTATCCGCTTAGGGATTGAGAACTTCGAGGGTATTGAAAAGCTCAAGGGCGCATTCCGCGAGCTTGACAAGTCCATTGGTCCGTCTGCTGCGTCTATCGATCGCGCAAGGCAGGCTGTTCTTGACTACAGCAGAGCTTCTGGAAATACAGAACAGGTAATCAAGGGCACAATCGATGCTCTTAAGGGTCTACAAGCTCAGGCTGAGCGTGGCTCAAATAGCTGGTCACAGATCTCTGCAGACTTGCGTGCCTTTGAGCAGCAAGCCCGAAGAACAGACAGTGAAATCGAAATTCTTAGACGAGGAATTGCGGAGTCCGTTCAAGGACACGCGCAGTCTCGTAGCTCCATTGAAGCACACATTCGTAGTCTGCGCGATCTAGCTAATCAGGCTACGCTATCTGGTGATGCTTTAGGTCGTGTTCAGCAGGATATTGGCCGCCTAGAGCAGCAAATCAATGAAACAACAGACGCTAGTCGCACATTTCGTCGCGCTCTAAATCAAGCTCTTGCTGTCAATCCACAGGCAATTCTTAACCAGTGGAACGCCTACCAACGGGTGCTTCGAGATGCGGCCTCATCTGCCGATGAGCTAGCACTGGCGCAGCAGCGGCTTGAGACACTAGCTGGTGCTCCTCGTATTAGTGAGCGGCGTGCCATTGTGGCACAAGCAGCACTCACTAATGATCCTGGCTATCAGCGCCGTTTTGGTGCTGGAGGTACGGCTTACAGCGAAGGTCTACCTGACACGACTGCAGCTTTTAACCAACGACTCAGAGAACTAAATGAAGATCTAACAAATACTTACCGTAATACCCAAGCATACCTAAATCTTCAGGTAGAGTTAGCTACTGTACAGCGGGCTGCTACCAGTGCCACCCAAGGACTAGCAGCAGCACTATTAGACACTATTACTACACGCGATCCAGTTATTAGACAGGTCCGCAGTCAGCGCAGTCTACAAGAAGTTATCTCACAGACACAACGTGAGATGCTAGATCTCGATGTAACAACTACAGAAGGTTTTGACACCTACACCCAACACGCTGCTCGTGTTCGAGACCTAGAGGAAGAACTAGGTCGCCTGGGCCGTGCCTACGCAACAGCAGCCACTAATGCAAGGCAATTTACTGATACACAAGAAAACGCTGTACTGAATCAGGCTATAAACGCAGCTTCTACAGGTCGCCTTGCTGCTCAGCAACGCGCTCGTGCAGAAGGAATGCAACAACTACGCGAAGCCGTAACCGCAGGAGTCGCTGGCACACCAGCGCTGCTTCTTCCAGCAGCGGGACAGACTTCTGCCCCTGGTACGGGTCAAGCTCTCAGCGGTGGTGCTCGAAGGCTTCGAGCTGGCGCTACTGAAAATGTCTACCGTCCTAGTCCGCAATCATTCTTACCTGCGGGCGTACCGTTCCTAGGTCAGCCAGAGTTGTTTAGGGGTAATAGAGATCTTCAGGACCGTATTACAGCTCTAGGAGATACATCGTTCTCTTATCGCGAACTCGCTAAGGACATCCGTCTTGCACAGAACGCATCAACAAATAGTATCAACAGCCTCGAAGCTCAAAGATCTGCATGGGTCAGACTACAGAATGCTGTAGAGCAAGGCAGCAACAAGTATCGCCTCGCTGGGCGGCGCATTGAAGAGATCGATGCAAAGTTGGGTAGGGGCAGTAGATCACGCATCAGCGCAGGCGCAGCGGTTCAAACTGCCGGCGCTGTGCTTAGTGGCGGTATTTTCGGTGGCGCTGAAGGCTTCTTAGGCGGCTTGGGTGGAGCAGTCTTAGGTATGGCCATCCCCGGCCTTGGCCCTGTTGGAGGTGCCTTTGCCGGTTCCGCTGCCGGTGCGCAGGCCGGTATGCTTCGCCAGCAACTGGGCGGCACCGCCGAATACGCCGCTCAGATTGGCAAACTCCAGATCGCGCTTCGCGGTGTTGCTGGTTCGCAGTCCAACTACACCCAAGCACTTAGCGCTGCAGAAGCAGCCACGCGGGATCTCAACATCCCACAAATGGAAGCGACTCAAGGCATTACCCGCCTGAGTGCTGCCGTCCTTGGCGCGGGTGGTTCGATGGGCGACGCCACCTTCGCCTTCCGCGCCATCAGCGAATCGATTAAAGCTACTGGCGGCAATGCCGAGCAGGTCGACGGCGCCCTCCTCGCACTTACCCAGGTCTTCTCTAAGGGAAAGGTCAGCGCTGAGGAGCTCAACCAGATTGCTGAGCGACTGCCTGGAACGTTCACCCTCTTCGCCCAAGCTGCCGGCAAGTCAGGCCCAGAACTACAGAAGGCGCTCGAGCAGGGTGAAGTCGGTCTCAACGACCTGATGAAGTTCCTCGAGATGGCCAGCTCGAAGTACGGAAGTACGGCGATGCGTATCGCTAAGTCGAGCGAAGAATCAGGCGCACGTCTTCAGATTGCCTATGACAAAATGCGTTTAGATATTGGTAAAGCTTTGGCGCCTATCGGGGCCGAATTACAGAGTGCTTTTGCCGATTTTATCACTAATTTAGCTCCCAGTATTGTAGATAGTAATGGTAATATAGGTGCATCTTTTGCTATTTTGACTGATCCTGTACAGCGTATAGTAGACCTATTTAAGGAACTTGGAAAAACAAAGAGCGACTTACAACCGCTGTTTGAGTTTATCGACTTTCACATAAAAGCACTTACAACAGCTTTCTATGTTAATAACTTAGTTTTAGAGGCTACATTAAAGAAACTTGCCTCATCATCTGCTCAGCTTGCTGCGCTTACAAAGGGCGATCTTGCTGCAGTTCAGCGTATATCGCTCGCGTCGGCACAATCAGACGCAGCAGCTCTCAACTCTATTCCACAAACCCTAGAAAGAATCTGGAATCCTATGCCTAAGCTTGCAGACATTAGGGGCACAGGAAGACAGGTTCAAGGTCCAGGTGCCGCCGGCTCAAATTTTCCCAATCCAGTAGCTGATGGTAAAGACAAAAAGACCAAGGAAGAAAAAGATGCTGCCCGATTAGCTAATGACGCCCAACGCTTAAACGAGTCCATTGCTCAGCAAGAGATCCGCCTAGCAGATAAGGTTTTTGAGCATAAACAGGACCTAGCGCGACGTCGTTACGAACTGGAGAAGGAACTACTCGACCTAGAGACCCAGAACCGCCTAGAGCGGATGGGCAGCGTGGAGCGTGAAGCCGCATCCATCTTTGAGCAACAGCGCCAGCGTGATCGGCAGTACGCCGAGAAGCTTGCCCAGGCCAACGATGATGTAGCCAAAGCAGCCCAGGCAATCACATCAGCTCAGCGCATGGCTGCAGTAACGGGCGGTGCTGCTGGTAGTGGTCGGGCAGGTCTTCCCGCCGGAATGACCGGTTACATCACTGGAGATCCATCCAGTCCCTACTACCAAGCTGATCACGGCGGTGCCAATTACCACGAGCACGCAGCTTTTGCAGATCGCGCCACCGCCGAGGCGGCTTACAAGATCCTCACCAACGCCGGAATCAGAGTCACAGAGTTCCTAGGCCGTGGTCAGGTAGGTGGGCATACTCCGGGTTCTGCCCACTACAGCGGTCTGGCCTTTGATGTACCTGCTAGCCAAGTGCCCCCCGGACAGGAGGCAGGACTCACTGCTCGTGTTAAGCGCCTGCTAGGTATTGGAGGTGCGGGTGGTGGAGCACTCCAGCGCCGTGCCACGGCAGATCAGGGTGATGTTGGTGCGGCACAGCTGGACTATGCACAGGCGGTTGAAAGACGCAGACTCCTTGAGGAAAAGCAAGCAGCCTTCACAGCAGCCAGTAGGGAAACTGCTGCCCTGGCACTATCCAAAGCTTTCCGCGAACAGAACCAAGAGCTCGAGAAGTCAATTAAAAACGAATCAATTCGCGCTGAATTGCAGAGGAGCGGCTACTCGGAGGCCTACGTCAAGCTACAGCTGGATCTAAACGATGCCCTAGAGCGCCGCAACCAATTAGCGTCCCAAGTGCCCCTTGACCAGCCAGGCGCACTCGCTGAAATCAACACCGCGTATGAGAGGCGTATTGAACTACTCAAGCAAACCTACGAGCTCGAGCAAAACCTGGCTAACAGCCTCGGCTTCCGCGAAGGCGCTCAACGTTACGTCGAGTCCATCGGCACCCTGCGCGAAGCTACCGCCGGCCTGGCCCAGCAAGGCTTCAAGGGCATCGAAGACTCCATTGTCAGCCTCGCCACGACTGGTACGGCCAACTTCGCCCAGTTCGCCACCAGCCTGTTGAACGACATGGCCCGCATAATTATTCAGCAGTTTGTGGTGAAGCAACTCGCTGAAGCAATTGGTAATTTGTTTGGTGGTCCTAAAGTCTCCGCTGCTTCTGGCCCTATCAACATTGGGTATGGAGGAGGCTTTATGCCCCCGGCCATTGGCAGCGCTAATGGCAACGTGTTTGGCGCTAATGGCATCGTCCCTTATGCGATGGGCGGCATCGTCAATCGTCCTACCCTCTTCCCCTTCGCCAACGGTGGAGCAATCGGCACGGGACTTATGGGTGAGGCTGGCCCGGAAGCCATCATGCCCCTCACCCGAGGCGCTAATGGGAAGCTGGGTGTGATGGCTGCTGGCGGTGGAACGACCAACGTCGTTGTCAATGTGGACGCATCAGGCGGCAGCACCACCCAAGGCAAAGACGACAATGCCAACCAGCTCGGTAAGGTGATTGCGGCAGCGGTCCAGCAAGAGCTTGTGAGACAAAAGCGCCCTGGAGGCCTCCTCGCCTAATGGCCACCTTTGCGTACACACCTGATTTTCCGGTGTCGGAAACAACGACACTGCGCCTACGCACCGTCGCCTACGGCAACTACGAGAAGCGCCTAGCCGATGGCCTTTACACCATCGTGGATACCTGGGCACTCAGCTTTAGCGCTCGAGACTCCACAGATCGCAATGCCATCCTCAGCTTCCTCGAGGCCTCTGCCGGCGCGACTCCGTTTACTTGGACAACCCCCCTAGGTGAGACAGCTCAGTTCCTCTGCTCCGAGTGGGAGTCAACGCTGGACTCCTGCTACCTCAACACAATCAGCGCCAACTTCGTTTTGGCTTACACCCCCGAAGGTCCTAATCTCGCAGCACCAGCAGCCCCTACCACAGCCTTCACTTACGTCCCAGATTTCGGCGCATCGCAAAAGTACAACACAAAAGTCAAGTCACTCGCATTCGGTGACGGGTACAAGCAAACATTGACCTACGGCTTACACCCAGAGCAGATCGAGTGGCCCCTCACCTTCTCATCGCGCACCAACACCGAGCGAGATGCCATCCGCACCTACCTGCGTGGAGCGCGTGGCCAGACCTCCTTCGCTTGGACCACCCCTTACGGCACCACAGATAAGTTTGTGTGTACGGAGTGGAAAACAGACTACCTTAGCTACAATAACAATACGATTAACGCAACTCTGCGTAGGGTATTTGAACCATGAGCTTTGCAGCATGGACCGCAACGACTGTCTTTGTTGTCGGTGACATCTGCCGTTCAACGGTGCTGCAAGCCAGCGGCTTGGTCTTTCGCTGCACCGTGGCGGGCACCAGCGCCAGCACTGAACCGGCATGGCCAACAGACATCGGCAGCATCATCACCGATGCAACCGTCACATGGCAGGCGGTTAGCAGCGTCTACGAAGAACTGGCCACGCTGGCACCCAATGCCATCATCGAACTGTTTGAGCTTGAACTGATCGCAGCGCTCCACGGCGCATCAGATACCTACTACTTCCATGCGGGCACCAATGCCGCTGTAACCGGCAACATCACCTGGAACGGCCAGACCTACATCCGCCTGCCCATCCAAGCCGAGGGTTTCGAGTACAGCAACACCGGAACGCTCCCCCGTCCGACGCTCAGCGTCGCCAACCTCGGCGGTGAGATCAGCGCCTTACTGCTGATGGCCAATGCTTTCACGCCAGGCAACGACCTCGGTGGCGCGGTCGTCACCCGTATCCGCACGCTGAAGAAATTCCTTGATGGTGAGGCGACCGCAGATCCGCACGCAAAGTTCGCCGACGAAATCTGGTACATCGACCGTAAGAGCGCCGAAACCCGCGACGTGGTGCAGTGGGAACTAGCCAGCAAGTTCGACCTGGCAGGCATGATGCTGCCCAAGCGGCAAATCATTGCCAACATCTGCCAATGGCAATACCGCTCCGGCGAATGCGGCTACACCGGCAGCAACTACTGGAACGCCAAGGATGAACCCGTCGGCACCCTCGGCGCTGACAAGTGCGGTAAGCGGTTGAGCTCGTGCAAACTTCGGTTCGGCGCCACATCGCCATTGCCGTTTGGGAGTTATCCGGGCGCTGGACTCGTGGCCTAGGGTAGCATGGAAGAAAGTCCGACTACCTTAATTATGACCAGGGGAAGAAAACCGGCTGACATTACGGGCTATCGCTGCGGACTTCTTGTTGCATTGATGCCGACTTCAGGACGAAGCGGGCATAGTGTGATCTGGGAATGCGCTTGCGATTGTGGTGGCAGAAAACTTGCGTCTCAAAACTCTTTGCGCAAAGGAACGCCAAAGTCATGCGGATGCTTAGCAAGCCCACTTCCGCCAGTCACGATTAAACACGGAATGTTTGGCCATCCTCTTTACAAAACATGGGAGGGCATGATGGCTAGGTGCTACAACGAGAACAGTAAAGATTTTTATCTGTACGGCGGCAGGGGGATCGAGGTCTGCAAGCGGTGGCATGATCCCAAGAGCTTTGCCGAGGACATGAGCCCACGTCCCAATGGTCGCACGCTTGACCGCATTAATAATTCGCGTGGCTATAGCCCTGACAACTGCCGGTGGGCTACACCTATGGAGCAACACGCCAATAAGCGAAGCAATAAGCTGTTCACCATCAACGGTGAAACACTACACCAGCGCGAATGGTGCAGGCGCTATGGCATTCCTGTAAGTACATTTATCAATAGATTGAATGAAGGCCTTGAGCCACTGAAGGCACTCACGATGCCTTCACGTCGTCCGAGGCGTACCACCCAATGAACCTGACCGATCGCCTCAAGGCTGAAATTCTCGCTCATGCCAAGGCCGAAGATCCCCGCGAGTGCTGCGGACTGATCGTTGTGGTCAAAGGCCGTCGCCGGTACTTCCCTTGCCGCAACATCGCCGCCACGCCATCCGAGCATTTCGTGCTTGACCCTGCGGATTACGCAGCCGCCGAGGACGCTGGTGAAATCGTGGCGGTCGTACATAGCCACCCAACCACGCAACCCACCCCCTCACCAGCGGACCAGCTCAGCTGCAACGCCACCGGCCTGCCATGGGTCATAGTCAATCCCAAGACCGAGCAATGGGGAGGCTGCGAGCCAATCGAGTATGAGCTCCCCTACGTCGGCAGGGAGTTTGTGTTTGGCGTCGTCGATTGCTACTCACTGGTGCGCGACTGGTATGCCCATGAGTGGAACCTTCAACTGACCAACTTCGAGCGCCGTGACCTGTTCTGGGAGCGCGGCGAAAACCTCTACCTCGACAACTACAAAAGCCAAGGCTTTCGCCAAATCCCCTTCGCCGAACTTGAGCGCGGCGACTCCGTGCTAATGCAGCTCGGCGCGAACCTGCCCAACCACGCCGCGATCTACCTAGGTGATCAGCAGATCCTGCATCACGTTCAAGGCAGGCTGTCGAGCCGTGATGTCTATGGCGGCTATTATGTGAAGAACACGGCCATG